CCCCGACTTTTTTACATAGGTTCTTTCATTATTACATATTTTTACTAAAAAGTATTTAATTTTTTACTAGGAGATTTGGTAGAACCGATTATTTTCGAATAACTTTTGCACTCTGTTCTCCAGTTATACTTTGCGGAATTGGGCCAGTTTATTTGACCCGCCCCTGGAGCACCCAATGGTCTACCGTTTGCTACACCTCCGTATCCACCAATTGTTGTTTTATCACCTGGTGTGTCACCTGATGGATTGCCTTGATCACTTAACGGTTTACCATTGTATGTTCCTGTATTTTTTATATGACCATTTTGGCAAGGTTCATGGAAAGTTTTCATGTATTGTGTCCGTTGTTTTTGGTATCTATCTTTAGCTGCTCTGCAACGTGAGTTACAGTTTCCTTTAGAAACTTGACTGCTATAGTAACGTTGGTTTAATTGACTTGATGTATATTTTTTAACATTGTTTTTAATATAGGTTTTTTTAGCAAGATCTAATTGGTATCTATCTCTAGCTTTTTGACACCGTTTATTGCACGGAGTTTTGGCAGAGCACCGGGAGTTGCATTTTTTCGATATAGCTGAACCTCTCGCTAGTTTTGATCTAGCGAATTGTTTATTATAGTTATGATCAGTTACATCGTGTATTTTAGAGACAATTAATGATCTTGTATAGTTTGCAGTTAATTTTATCGTTTGCGCAATTCTAGCGCCTACATCTTTTGTATTTCCGTAAACATTTCCAAATATGTATGAATTTGTTGAACACAAAAACAACAGTAGAATAGCAATCGGATTCATCTGTGTATATTATTTATAAAGCAATAAAAAATATATACATATCAATTTTATTATGGAATTTCAATTTTTTCTGGCCCAACCACTCAAATCGATCCCTTGCGTAGCAACAACATTTTCTGGTCGCAATGCCCAGTCATTCCCTAAGATTTCGTCGCGCAATATCATAGTTCTTTCTTGAATCCTTCTTATTGAGTCCTCTTCAGTATCTGGAATGTATTCTACATACGCTTCTGTTGAACCGAATGATGGCTCGTAAAATAATGTTTCTCCGTTTTCGGTTTCAAATCTTAGAGAGATATCCGGATCGTATGGTCGTCCATGTTGCATTATTTCTACTAATTTTCCTAGCGGCATTGTTTCCTTTATATTTGTTTTGTCTGTCATTCCGAGTTGAATTTCTGTCATCCGAATTCCGCGATTGAATAATATAAGATTATAATATTTATTGGGCCTTACGCCTGATAGTAGAACAAATTCTATGGTTTGCGACATGTTTTACATTTGGCGTTTTTAATTTAAACATATTCAATTTTTTATGAAACTTTTAAAAAATTGAATTCGGAATCTATGTCTAGACAATATTAACAATCTTGCAATGTTTTATCTTGCAATGTTTTATCCTTTAATTATTCTATCTTTAGTTGCGGCTATTAGTGCAGTTGAAAATGAATATGTTGCGGCGCTTATTATCCTAAATAATAAAACAAAGAGAGAAAAAGAAGAAAAAAGAATTGTTTGCAATTACATAAACTCACTTCATCCCATAGAACCAAATACATGCGCAAAAAACCCGTTCGATGATTATAGAAATGTTTACCAAAATATTTATGCTAAAGAGCTTTGGCTTTATCAACAGAAAGAATGCGTTCCCAAGAAAAATATCATGGGTGCTATTATGTTATTGTTTGTATTGATTGTTTTGATAGTAAATTGTGTTTTTAGCTATCCCGGATTTCATTAGAGAATCTAATCGGCTTTGATTTATAAGTTCTCGCTGTATCTTGAAGACATTCGTTTACATAATTTACAATAGGATCTATTTCTTCTAGAATATCAAATGTCCACGCTCCAGGAGGCGCTTCTTGTAGATGCGCGATAAACCGGAAAACAATATCAGTAATAGTAGTTAACAAAATAGTCAATATATTGTGTATTTCCCTATGTTTTTCATTTTTCTTCTCATTCCTTTGAAGCGTTATTTTAAATTGTTCCTCTGTAATGATATTTCGCATATATTGTATTCTTAAGTGCTCATTCATTACTACTCTATTTGCTGTGTGATATCTTGCCAATATATTGTATCTCATATGAATAGCATTTCTAATAACTCTACTAACAAAGTTGTCACAAGATTTAGATAAAGGGTTTGTGCCGTGTTTTTCATTTAATAATCCACGGATTGTGTTGTAATGACCATGATACAGATCCTGTTGACACGGCACATCTTCTGGATTGCGAGGTACTGCGTTTCCATTGCGACGAAGCCATTCGAAATAATGTGGATTGTGAACGTTGTTTTCGATTCTTCCGGTTCGCCAATTAAATGCTGTATGACATTGTGTGCACCACATTTGGTCACAATTTTTTACAACTGTAAAATCTGGAAGTATAAATCTGCTATTTTCATTAACTAACCAACCATAGTATTTGCCTTTCCCTATAGATGTAACTTCAATGTTAGTTTTAAAATAATCTTTGTTTGGTTTGCTAGCTACGCATTTTTTTCTTGGTAATATAGTCGGAATGTCGCATAATGATTCTCCTGAAATATTTATAACATGTTGATCGTTATAATCTTTTACTTCGCAGTTGAATATTTTTACATTTTTTCTTTTTCTTAATATATGGTTAACTACAAACCCAAGAGATTTAGCAAGTAAAATTATCTGATTGCTTAATATTTCATTTACTTGAATAATTACTACTCTTTTTCCTTCTTGGTCTTTTGGAACATGTCCATCAGTATCAATAATTCCCGCTAGTAATTTTAATCTATTTTCTCTACTGTTTATCATAAATTCGGATGGGATGTGTTTATTTCCTAAAAGGTTGTATTTTTTTAATATATTCATAAATGGATTGGACTTATCATTAATATTTTGTTTTTCATTATAAATGATTCCATCATTTGTTTCTCTTCCATTCGAGTTTCCTTTTCTTCTAATTCTAAGTTTATATTTGCCTTCTTTAACAACTTCTGCGTCATTGTTAAAGCACCAATTCGTTATATATTCTTGTATTTCTAAATCGTTGGATGCTATAACTGGATGAGTATGAGTTCCATCACCTAACCATAAACCTAACATGTATGGATCTATACTTATATCTTGGTGGCAGTAGTTTATTCCATTAGAACTTTTGTAACCATAAAGGTATTTCTTAGACCATTTGTCAAGACCATTGTATTCCTCTACTGTGAGTAATATATTATTTTCAATATTTAAAGATCTAATGTATTCTTTTGCTTTAAGTTCAGTGGAGCATTTGTCTTGGTCTGAAGTTATTTTAAACATTTTTGTTTTTCTTTTCTTTTCGTTAGAATCAAACCAGAAAATCTTCCAACTATTTAAGCTTTCATGCCATATTGGTGAATTGTCTCCAATAAATTTTAGAACAAGAGTATGTTTACTATTTACAATGTATTTTTCCCCATTTCCTTGAATAATTTCATACAATTCATCTTCACCTGTAAACAACTTTTCGACTATTCTCTGTCTGCCATCGTCCCCGATTAATACATCGCCTAAATTAATATCTTGAGATTTTATAATACGTCCATCCCATAAGAGTATAGGGGTTTCTTCTGCAAAACACCCGTTTATTTTGAAAATACCAGTTCTGCATTTAGGGCAAGGTTTGGTATCGGAAGCTAAAAGCCGTGCGGTTGCCAACATATCAGGATTGCATTCGTGAGCAATATCACGTTCAAATCCTTTAACCTCATGGCAATCAGGACAAGTCCATTTCTGACAGATACCACATTTCCATTGGGTACTGAGGAACCCACGGCATTCATTATCGGGACAACCCCGAACAAACTCTGCGCGCTCCACAGTGGCTTCACGATTATTCAATCTGTATAATTCCCCGTATGCTTGGTTTAATTCCACTTTGAGTTTATTCATTCCCTCCTTGATATCTCGGATTTTATGGTTTGCTTTCTCAACATTTATATGACGTTCAACCAGTGGTTGTGTTGCTGGAAGTAGGGCGCGTTCATTGTCAAATAAATGTTGTTCACGGTGCTTCTTAAGCTTTCCTGTAATAAATACATTAGTAAACATAGAGGAGATAAATTGTCGGGTCCAATCTTTCCCACATGTGGTGTTCATGCATCTAGGGTTAGATTCGTTGAGGACGTATTTTTCACAACAACTTCTGCAAGCTCCGTATTCACAATATGGACAGCTTACTAACTTGCGGCTGCTCTGGTTAAGAGATTCGCAACAGATTTGGCATTCATTCGACATTATTCTATATTATCATAAAAAAATATAGAATAACGAATTCAATTTTTTAAGGGAACCTAGGTTCCCCTTGAACCCCTCCTATAAAGTGGTTTGTAAAAAAATTTCCTATTGTAGTAAGGTGTATATGGAGAACCTAGGTTTCGTTTAACGGTTTTTGATCGGAGCTGGGGTGTTTCCAAGAACCATATGAACAATGTCTGCCGTATTTTCCAAAGCAGTCATTTTGATATGGTGTCGGTTCTAGTAATTTAATAGAATCTCTATCTTCGTAACTCCAATATGCTCTTGTTACCAATTCTGGGCCTGTTGTATAATATACATAAACATGTTCTTTGTCGTCAGTATGATTTTCTTGCGCGAATTTAATTTCTTCTTCGCTAATAAGCGGATTAGCAATATTGTCAATAATATGTTTAATAAAAGGGTGATTTTTTGGTGCGTAAAAGGCATAATTCCCCAATAGCATAGATCCATCCTCATTTTTTATTTCAATAGGAAAATTGCAAACAGATTTATCTAAATCATCCATATTTGTTATAATGTTAACGTCTAAATCTAAATAGACACCACCGTAATGGTATACAGCTAGATATCGAAAGAAATCTATCTGTTGAATTTTATACTTTAGATTTAAAAAAGTTTGGTAGTATTCGGGGAAATGTTCCTGGATAAATGTTATAATAGAAGCGTCTGTGAAAAACATGAAATTGTTTTCGGAGTTGGTGCCGCGCAAATTATAAACAAAGTTTCTATAATGTTCCGGGATTTCATTAGTTTTCCACGTTTGGATAATATTCATTATTAATTATATAAACTATATTTTTTATATAATTTTTACACATAGAACACAATATCATGGATTCTCTCTATTTATACGTTCCCATAAGTAAATCGAAAATAGGATTGAGAATACAAAAATTACATATGAAAAGTTTGTGGTGTTTTACGTGATGCATTACCAAGAGCTTTGAATGTTCTAAATATGCCGCTGTAATATAAATGTATAAAGACAGAATGTTTTCAAAATAGTTCATGCGTAAAAACAATATTGGAGCACCCAGAGAAGCTATTAAAAAAACAGAATCTAATTTTGTCATATGAAATGTATCGAATGGATATACCTCTAGATTTTCATGATGAAGTGAATGAATTGCTTTATAATACTGTTTCGTATGAATAACTCTATGATACACATAATATACGAATTCTGCGATAAGCGAATATCTCACAATATTATCAACATTTTGAAATAAAGTATGATGAGAGTTGTTAATGAAGTTGCCGACCAAGAAAGAATTAATAACAATAGCTTGTGTTAAAACGAAAGCAGTGGATGGTAAAACATTCATTAGATTTTTATAAAACTGATATCGATTATGATTTGGATTAAAGAAAGGAACGTCGAAATATTTGCAAGCACATACAGTAGTTAATGTTGAAGCTGTAAAAGTTCCGAGTATTAATTGAGACGATAAAGCTAAATCCATGACTAATAAATAGTATAAACAAAACTTTATACTATTTCTGTAAATAAATTGTTATTTATTCTCAATTGTGTTAATAATTTCAGCGGGATAACCCATGTCTTTTAATACCCTAATCCCACCCTTTATATCTGAAATACCTTCTTTAATTTTATAGGTATATTCGAACGTTCCGTCCTCAAGAACAATGACGTCCATTTTATAGTTCTGAACACGCTTTGATTTATTGAATTTTTTACATATAGAAAAATAATGCGTTGTCAATATAAAATTTACGTTTTCGAATTTATTCAAGTATTTCAAGAAAGCATAACCGGCTTTCGATGCTTCTTCGGGATTTGTTCCTGAGTATAGCTCATCGAAAATACAGAAGTGTCTGCATTTCTTAGGATCTTTATTTTTCTCAATAACATCAATAATTTCTTTACACCTTCTAGATTCTGCTTGAAATAAACTATCTCTACCAGAAGTATCGGGTATGTTCAAATATGAATGTATATGTGTGTAAGGATTAATCGTTGCTTCTTTATAAAATCCACAGCCAATTTGTTGAGTAAATATTATGTTAATAGTAGTGGTTTTTAATATGGTTGTCTTTCCTGATTTATTTGGCGAAGAAATGATCATATTCTTTTTAAAATCGCAATTGTTTTTAACGGGAGAATCGTTTACCAATGGAGGATAATACTGTTCTTTGAAATCACAATTCTCAGATAAATCGAATTCAGCAAATGCGACCTTACCTCTGATCATGTTGTCGTAAACACCTAACAGATTATTAATATATCCTTCGAATCCTATTGCGTAACGCAAACCATCTTCATGACTACGATTAGAATGTAAACGATAATAGCATTTTAACATATAACCTGCTTCTGTAAATTTATTTATTGTGAAATCAAAATCTCGGATGTATTGTAGCTCAGCATATATTTGTTTTAGATAATTTACGTGAGTTCTTATATCGATGGTTATTTTTTCGTAAGAAGGTATTGTTCGTATTGTTTCAATATGAGCTTCCATGCTTTCAATAGAATATTTTGCAAAATCTCGCAACTCAACTAAGTATGCGTTTATTTTCATAATGTTTTTATAAAAGCTTTGGCATTGATTTATATTTTGGTATATTTGCATTAAATAAAGTCCAACTGTAACTATTAGATAAACTATTTTTTCAAAGCTAAGTGAATCCATTGTCATTAAAGTTTTTCCTATGAAATGGTTCCTTGCTATGTCTTTTAGAACCATGGTATATATATCGAAAGTAATGGGTATTCCTTGAAACTTGAGTATGAGAAATGGGAATATAAGAAAAAACACGGGGATTAATAAACTTAGTGCAGGCGATAACACGTTCATAACGGTTAAGGTTTGCAAGAAAAAAGACGACTCGTTAAATTGTGACAATGATTCCCATTCCATGTAACCGTATTTGTCTAAGAAATTTTTATCTACTTTTAAATCTTCCCATATGGATGTTATTTTATTGCAATCTATATTATAATTGCTAGTCGCCATAGAAGATTTATAATTAGCCATTTTCATAACAACATATTGGGTATCTTTTAAATAAGATTGATTTGTAGTGTATTTTTCTTTCCATTTCTCAATCATCTCTTTTGCGAAAGCATGTTGCGGTTGAAATAAATATTCGTAAATGGATTTAGAATTGGGTGTGGACGTTGATAATTCTAAATCATTCGCAACAGTGTCTGATAGTGTAAATAGTTCCGAATCTTCTAAATAAGAAATGGGTAATTTAAAATTAGTATCAATTTTAACCTTAGGTTTCTCATCTTTATATTCTTGTTTTATCGGAACATCGTTTCCTGGATAAAATTGTTTTGTAATAAAATTCTGGATATCTAACATTATACTATTTAATTATTAAAAGTAAATAGTATAAACGCGTTCGTTATTAATCTTTTATTTGCATTATTATTTTTAATTTAGGTTATTAGGCATCTCGTCTATAGAAATGCTGTAATGCGATTCTATTCTTTTAATCATAAAAATATCGCGTTTTGTTATAAAATTAATAGCTAACCCTTTTCTTCCCCAACGACCACTTCTTCCAATTCTGTGCAAATATGTATGCACGCATTTTGGTATATCAAAGTTAATTACTGTGCTTACTTGTTGCACATCTATCCCTCTAGCTGTTATGTTGGATGAAATCATAACACGGAATGCGCCCATCCTGAATTTTGCAAACACATTGTCTCTTTCTTCCTTAGTTATAGAACTATGAATAGAACATACAGAAAACCCCTCATTGTTCATTGCGGATTCTAGATCCATAACACGTTTTACACTGTTGCAGTAAATAATACATTGGTTTACACTTATCATTGAAAACAAATCTTTCAATGTGCTGAATTTACTAATATCGTCTTGAAGCGCAATGAAATACTGTTTAATACATTCTAGAGATAGATCCTCTTTTTTCATGGTAATACAAACGGGGTTTCGCATTATTTTCTTAGATAAATGAATTATTTCGTCGGGCATAGTTGCACTGAACAATGCGATTTGTATATTTTGATTTAAATATTGAAATATATTGTATATTTGATCTTTGAATCCCTTAGATAACATTTCATCAGCTTCATCCAATACTAGCATTCGAATCTCATTGGTCTTCACGTATTTTCTAACAATCATATCGTATATTCTACCAGAACATCCAACAATTATATGTGGTGGATTGGATCGTAATTCAGATGCGTCTTGTTGTATGGAAGTTCCTCCAATCATTGTTCTGACTACTAATCCTTCCATGAAAATTCCCATATTCGTAACAACGTTTGAAATTTGTTTAACTAATTCATGTGTTGGCGCCATAATAACAACTTGTGGCGCTTTAATCGATATGTCTATCCGTTGCAATGACGAAATAGAAAACGTTCCGGTTTTGCCACTTCCAGATTGAGCTTGCGCCAAAATATCGCGACTGTTAATTATTGGCAATATTGCTTTCTGTTGTATTTCACTGGGATTTTCAAAACCGTAAGCATATATCCCTCTCAAAAGCTCGTGTTTTAAATTATATTCATCCCATGACTTTATAATTTTTATTTCATTATCGTTATTAGTTTCTGTACTAGTTTCCATTCAAAACCTTAATTTATGATACAGTTTAGTTTCTATACCTATTCGTGTTATATAATAATAATTATTATAAAATT